CCGCCCGGGGGAAGGGCGGGGAACCCCCCCGGGGGTTAAACAGAAAAAGCCCTCCGCCAAGGATGATTATGATGCAATTTTCGGAGGTTTAGGATGACAGTTGAATGTTTGAAGAATGCGCTGGCACTGATTGAAAACTACTTCGGCCGGCCGCTTTCTACCGATGAGCGCACGGCGCGGTCGCAGATTTACGCCGCCGCGCTCAAAGACATCCCGGATGATGTGGCCGCGGCGGCTTTGACAAAAGCGCTGACGGTGTGCCGGTATCAGAACCAGCTGTTGGTTGACTGGTGCGCAGAAATCCGCAAGTTGCAGAGCGCCGGTCAGCCTACAGCAAACGACCTGTGGACGCAGGCCATCGTTGCCGCCCGGAAGATTGAGCGGAACCAGTACTATGCCACCCACGGCGGACTGGTGACGGCCACCGGGAAGCTGACCGCAGAGGACTTCCGGGCAGAGAACAGGAGCATCTTCGGTGCCTTGCCTGCCGCTGTGCGGGAATGGGCTGGCTCCCCGGCGGGGCTGGTGGATGCCCTTGACCGCTCCAATGCGGATCTCTTGCAGTACGTCAAGCCCGGTTTTGTCAAGGCAGTGGATGCTGCCAAGGATGCGGATCGGATGCCCCCGGCACTGCCCGGCGGCGCAGCAGCACAGATTGGAGGTTGAAATGCAGTTTCGTTCTATCGTGTCGCTGGCCTGTGCAGTCAGCCTTTTTACCGGCAGCGCTCTTGCCAGCGCGGCCTATGCCCGCCGGGTGGATGAACTCACCATGGAGAGGGACATTTACGCCAGCCGGGAAGAAAACTGGATGAACAAGGCCGTGGAGCGCAAGGAAACCATTGAGCAGTTGCAGACCGAGGTTGAGCAGCTCACGGACACCATTGCAGCAGATCAGAGCATTGCCCTTACATACGCAGGGGAGTTTCAATGCACAGCCTACTGCTCCGAGGAATACCCGCATATCTGCGGGGAGGGGCAGGGCATCACTTCCAGCGGCGCCAAGGTTCAGCCGGGCGTGACGGTGGCCGCAGACACCAGCATCTTTCCCTATGGCACGGTCATTCTGATTGAGGGCGTAGGGATGAGGGTGGTTCAGGATACCGGCTCACTCATCAAGGAAAATGCCTTAGATGTGGCCGTTGGCACCCATGCGGAAGCGATTTCGTGGTCGGGCTGGGGTTCTCACAAGGTCTGGATTGTGACGGGAGGTGAGACGGATGCCGCTGAATGAGTACGGCGAAAAGCTGGATTCCAACGGCTATGCACCCAGCATCCTGCATGATAAGCCGGTCTGCCTGATCTGCGGACGGTATGGTACAGCACGGCATGAGGTGTACTTCGGGAGTGCCTACCGGGCAAAGAGCAAGCGTCTGGGCCTGTGGGTGACACTTTGCCCGTGGTGCCATCAGAACGGCCCGACCGCCATCCACAACAATCGTGATGCTGATCTCCGGCTGAAGCGCTGGGCGCAGAAAAAGGCTATGGAACACTACGGCTGGCCGGAAGCCCGGTTTATTCAGGAATTTGGGAGGTCGTATTTATGAGTGAAAAATGCCCGATTATTGCCATTGATCCGGGCAACAGGCAGAGCGCCTACTGCGTTATCGACTGCAACACATTGAGGCCGCTGGAGTTCGGCAAGGTCGACAACGAAGAATTGTGCAACAAGCTGGTTTTCGCCAATGAACAGGACTGGCAGTGGGCGGCCATTGAAATGGTGGCTTCCTACGGCATGGCCGTAGGCAGGGAAGTGTTTGATACCGTCCTCTGGATTGGGCGTTTCTATGAAGCACTGTCCATCCAGATGGCGCAGAAGCCGCGGCTTCTCTGCCGCATCGAAGAAAAGCGGCACATCTGCCATGACAGCCGGGCAAATGACCCGGCCATCCGGCGGGCGCTGATTGACCGTTTCGCAACCCACGATTTGAAAAACGGAAAAGGCACCAGCAAGAACCCGGATTTTTTCTACGGTTTCAAAGCGGACATCTGGGCGGCATACGCCGTCGGGCTGACTGCCATTGAAAATCACAATAACGATTACAAAATTTCATCTGATTGCTGAAAGGAGTACATACCATGAGTGAAATTTCCAACTACGAGGCCCAGAAGAAAAAGCTGCAGGGCCTGTGCGATGAGCACAACTTCACGTTCCGCTTCTTCAAGGATCGCTATCCCATCACGCTGGTGATCACCCCCATCAACGACGTTGCCACCCAGATGGATATGCTGGGCAATGTGGAAGAAACCGGCTATTGCAGTCAGGATTCTTCTATGTGCTGGTACTTTGAGAACAGCGAGCTGAAGACCAAGGTCAAGGGTACGTTCAGCATCGACAAGGTTCTCCGCACCAAGATTGAAAACATCCTGCTGAAGATGATCTCTTTCTGGCAGCAGTTCTTCTTCCGTGACCTGATGGAGAACGGCAAACTCCGCAACTTCGGCGTGCCGGTGCCTGATGTGCCGGATTCCAATTCTCAGCGGGACTCTCAGCAGGATACCAAGCAGGATGCCCCGCAGGACGACCCCGACGATGAACCGTCCGAGGACTCCGCTGAGGACGATACGGAGGAATAACCGATGGCAAAGGCAACGGCAGTGCGAAACATCCGGGACGACCACCAAAAAGCATTCCTGAAAATTTTCAACAGTCTGTGCGGCCGGTTCAATCGGTGGCAGGTCTGGCAGGACTTCGTGATGGTGACCGCCATTGAGATTTCCAATGCCACCGACAAACAGAATGCTCCAGAGCGCACCAAAACCTATCAGACCATCATTTCCAAGTACAGCGATGCCGAGCAAAATAAATTTGCTGAATTGCTGGCCGAGGTCATCATGGGAATGGAGCAGAACCCCGACCAAGATTTTTTGGGAGAGCTGTACATGCTCTGTGAGCTGGGCAACGATGCATCCGGGCAATTCTTCACCCCGTATGACGTTTGTAGGTGCATGGTGGAAATCTCCGGGGGAAGCGACCCGGCGGCAGAGAATGCCGGATTCTTTTCGGTTTCGGACCCGGCCTGCGGTGCGGGCGCACTGCTGATTGCTTTTGCCAACCTGTGCAGGAGAAAAAATATCTGCTACCACGACAAGGTGCTTTTTGTGGCGCAGGATATTGACCTGATTGCAGGACTGATGTGCTACATCCAGCTCAGTTTTTTAGGCTGTGCTGGATATGTAGTCATCGGGAACACCATTACAGAACCAAGCACCGCGTATGATCGCCGTGGGCTGCTCCCGGCAGGGCCGCAAAGCAGGATTTGGTACACACCGTTCTTTTCTACGGATATTTGGTATCTGCGCCGCCAGTGGGCGCAGATAGAGCTTCTGATGAAGCCTGTCTGCCGCCAGACCGAGCAGGCAGGGCCGGAACCCCAAAAGGATGATGCTGCACCGCCGCTGTGCGAGACCAAGACCGGGCAGCTCACATTTTTCTAAAACCATGGAGGAAAATAAATCATGGCAGAGATCACGAACATTGCGTGCAGGAGACTGCATCCGCACCCTGATAACCCCCGCAAGGAACTGGGGGATTTGACGGAACTTGCCGCCAGCATCAGGGAGAACGGCATCTCCCAGAACCTGACCGTTATCCCAGGCCACTACATGACCGCAGAGGAGTACGCAGACAGCGTTGCTGCTGATGGCGGCTCCCGGCAGAGTGCGATGGCTGTCTGGAATCCCAAAATCATGTGGTCTTCGGATGACTACACCATCATCATTGGGCATCGCCGGGCTGCGGCCGCACAACAGGCAGGATTGTTTGAAGTGCCCTGCGTGGTCGTGGAAATGGACGAAAGGGAACAGCTGCAAACCATGATGATTGAGAATATGCAGCGTACCGACCTGACTACCTATGAGCAGGCGCAGGGCTTCCAGCTGATGCTGGATCTGGGCGACACGGTGGAGCAGGTGGCATCCAAGTCCGGCTTTTCCCAGTCAACCATCCGCCGCCGGGTGAAGCTCCTTTCTCTTGACCGGGATGCGTTCCGCCGGGCAGAACTTCGCGGTGCCACGCTTTCGGACTA